TGAAGTATCTATGATGCGATGGATGCTTAGTGTGGCTAATATTAGCGAAGAAACTTACATGAGGTTAAAAGATGCGCCTTTTGAATGATTTTGTCTGTTCGCATTGTGGAACAGTAACCGAAGCCCTTATCGATACTGAATATAGGACTATTGAGTGTCCTGAGTGTCAGGGAAACGCTACTATTGTTCAGGCAATGCCTACAGTACGTCTAGAAGGCATAACTGGTGCTTTTCCAGGTGCTGCGGATAGATGGGCACGAATCAGAGAAGATAACGCTAGAGTTAAGGCTAGAAGGGCTTGACTATTTATATGTTTGTGGTATAAATTGAACACGTGCTACTCCACCCTTATAGGAGAGTAGATTTATTTACCGACACACCTATTGGGATCGGAGTTAGTTATGGCTGAGATTCAAGATTTTGATAGTAACGAAGGCAATGAAGAACTTGGTGAGCTTGAGACTGTTGAAAAACAGAACACTGAGGTAGCCCCTGAACCAGAATTACCCCCACGGTATCGTGGTAAGACGTTGCAAGAAGTCATCCGTATGGATGAAGAAGCCCAAAAGCTGATTGCGCGTCAAGGTCATGAGGTAGGTGAAGTTCGTAGACTTGCTGATGAGCTTATCAAATCGACATTGGTTCCAAAGCCAGTTAAAGAGGAAGCGAAACCTGTAGATTTTTTTGAGAATCCCCAGGAAGCGATTCGACAGCAGATTGAAAACAACCCGCGAGTGCAAGCAGCAGAGCAATATGCTAAACAGGCGCAAGCGGAACAAGCTAGACAGCGTTTGAACCAGATGCACCCGGACGTTCAACAGATCGTCGCAGATGATGGGTTCAAAAGTTGGGTAGCTGGTAGCAAGATTCGTCAGCAATTGTTCAAACAGGCTGATGGATTTGATTTCGATGCAGCTAATGAATTGCTTTCGACCTATAAGGAACTACGCACTGTGAAACAGCAGAAAGTCGCAGAAGTGGATAACACTGATCGTGACATAACGCTGAAGCAAGTAGCAGTAGATACTGGTGGGTCAGGTGAGAGTACCAGAAAGATTTACCGCAGAGCTGACCTTATCCGTTTGAAAATGCGTGATCCTGACAAGTATGCTTCTATGCAAGATGAGATAATGGATGCTTATTCGCAGGGTCGAGTGAAATAAATCTTTAGGAGTTAATCATGGGTCTCGGTACTAACCATAGCACGACAACTACCAGTGCAAAATTTATCCCTCAACTGTGGTCTGATGAAACGCTTGCTGCGTATAAACAGAAGTTGGTTTTGGGCAACCTCGTTACCGCTATTTCCTTCAAGGGTAAGAAGGGTGACACGCTGCACATTCCAGTGCCTGCACGTGGTGATGCTTCTGCTAAAGCTGCGTCTACCCAAGTCACGCTGATTGCCGACACTGCATCTGAAGTTCAGGTGCTTATCAATCGTCACTTTGAATATTCGAAGTTGTATGAAGATATTGCAGCGATGCAAGCTCTGCAATCAATGCGTCAGTTCTACACTGATGACGCTGGTTACGCTCTCGCAAAACGTGTTGATCGTGACATTCACCTTTTGGGTGCTGGTGTCCAAGGCGGCACGATCACTGGTGCCACTAACGCTTACGAACAAGCTGTTATCGGTGGTGATGGTGTCACTAAGTTCTCTGGTGCTACCCCGGGTAATGGTACAGCACTGACTGACGCTGCTATCCGCAAGATGATTCAGACGCTTGAAGATGCTGATATGACCAGTGATGAACTCAGTTTCGTCATTCCCCCAGTAGAAGCTGCTGTTCTGCGCGGTATTGCGCGGTTCACTGAACAGGCCTTCAAAGGTGATGGTGATACGATCAAAACAGGTCGTTTAGGCAATCTGTACGGTGTGGAAGTATTCACCTCTACCAACTGCCCGTTCATCCATGTAAACAGCATTACCTCTACTCAGTCAGTCACGTTCAGTGGCACTGCGCCAACTGGTGCATCGTTCGTTGATGAACTTGGTAACACTGTTGACTGGAACACATCATCTCCAACTGATGCTAAGTTCCGTGCATGTCTGATGCTGCACAAAGATGCTTTCGCTCTTGCTACTCAGCAAGACGTTCGTACTCAGTCGCAGTACAAGCAAGAGTATCTCGGTACTCTGGTTACTTGCGACACGATCTACGGTACCAAAGAGCTTAGGGATTACGCGGCCGTTGCGTGCATTGTCCCAGCTTGATAAATTTACTAGGGACTTTGGTCCCTAGTTTTTAAGGAGTAAATTATGGCAATGATCCCAAAGAAACACGCCTCTCATCCTATGGGGTGGGAGACTAAGAAGCAAGACACCGAGAGTGTCAAGTATGGCAAAGAGGGTTCTACGTCGGAAGAAAAATTCGACAAGCAACAGATGTCTATGCCTAAACCTAAGATGAAATAAGGAATAAATCATGGCTTTTACTACGTCCACAGTTACTCGTGTAGATCAGGGTAATAAACAATGGCAGGGTATCTTTACCGAAACGTGGCTTGTATTGGCCACTATTGACCCTGCCTCTGTTGCTGCTGGTGCTGAGGATACTGGCACTTTGACTGTCCCAGGTGTTGCAGTTGGTGATATGGTCATTGGATTTGCACCTGCTGTTAATCAGACAGTAGATGCTGACTTCAGTGTGTTCGTATCTGCTGCTAATACTCTGACTATTCGCCTATCTAACCTGAATGCAGCGGCAGCTCTTGACCTTGCATCGAGTACTTGGCATATTCTTGTTGCTCGCCCGGGGTGGTAATCAAACGGACCCTGCTACAGCAGGGTTTCTTTTATGTCAATAGTCACATTTAGATGTAAGCGTTCGGGTAATCTCGTATCATTCACAAATGAGAACGATATTGAAGGTTTACGTGCGCATGAAGGTTATACTGAGGTAATTGATGCTGAAACCACTAAAACCATCCAAGGCGAATCGAAAGAAACGAGTCCCAAAGAAGTGTTAAGGCGTGGTAGACCACCTAAGGTAGGTGTTCCTCAGTTTTTGCAGGAGTAAGAGATGGCAGTTCCTTTTGCAAGTACACCATCCGTAGCCGCTGCTCCTGCGGTTAACCCGTTTGCGTTGAACTATAACCAGTTCCTGCAAGCGATGTCACCTTACATGAATGCTACGTCCTTGGCTAACGCAAGTACTGGATATACGCCTTCATCTTGGTATACACCAAATACTAAAAATAACAGCAGTGCTGTCTATGTACCTGCAACCGGTCTTGGCAACTCATGGTCTGATCCAAATGGGTCAAACCTACCTCAGTTAAAACTGGCCAATGGTAAGACATGGACACCTAGTGGTGCTAGTTCGGGTGTCACCTTCATACCTAAAGGTACTGCATCGATTACGGGCACCAATGGTAACGGTAAGGGTGGGAGCAATGGGGACGGTACACCGATCTATGGCCCACCAAGCACTGAGGACCAGTGGATAGTCTCTGGTGATATGTCCCAGTTGTTAGGAACAACCGATAGTAATGCGCACAAGACGATCACCTACGTCAAACAAGGCGACTCGTTAGTACCTAAGACCACTCAGGACTGGATGTACTCTAATAGTATGGACCCAGGGTTACTTGCGGGTCTGGCCACTATCGCTAGTCTCGGTGCTGCCTCTGGCCTTGGGTTACTAGGTGGTTCTGGTGCACAAGCTGCAAGTACCGCTGCTGCTTCAGGAGCAGGTGCAGATGCTGCGACAACTGCTGCATGGGCGAACGGTGCAGGGTTGGGGTTAGACACAGTAGGCGCAGTAGGAGGTGGTGCTGGCACAGCAGGTGCTGCGGGTACAGCAGGTGCTGCGGGTACAGGAATGCTCTCTGCCGCAGATACTGCGGCAGGTGCACAAGCTGCATCTAACGCAGGTTTAGCCTACAGCAATGGAATCAATGCCGCTAATACTGCTGCCTCTGGTGGATTACTCTCTGGTACAGGTGCTACGAATGGTGCACAAGCCGCAGCAGACGCAGGGCTTAACTACAGTAGCAGCGTAGCGGCGAACGATGCTGCCGCAGCGGGTGCGGTTCCAGCAGGTACTGCTGCCACATC